GTGCGTAGAATCGCGAAATCACGCTAGAGTCCAATAATTTCGAGGGCTTACCGCACTGACCGCCGGTTATTATCAATGTTGCCAATAACCTGAGTACCCACTCCGGCTTTACAAGTTACGTCTTCCTGGCAGATTCCAGATTCCGATGCACGAATCTGCCCCTTCGATGCCGATGACCTTGACGGATTACGCCAAGCGTCGCGGCTGCACCAAGATGGCCGTGAGCACCGCCATCAAGAGCGGGCGCCTGGTGAAGTCCGTCGTCTGGCTCGAGAACGGACGGCCAGCGATCACGGACGCAATGCTCGCGGACGAGGAGTGGCGAGAGAACACGGATCTCACCAGGGCGCACCAGACCGTACGTGAACGCGCCGCGCAGGCGCCTTCCGCCCGCGGGTCCGCGGAAGGCGCAGACGTAGCCTCAACCATGGCGGACGCAGCTCTCCGGGAGAAGCACTGGCGGGCCCTGAAGGCGGAGCTGGAATACAAGCAGGCGGCTGGTGAGCTCGTGCCCGCGGCGGAGGTGCGCGGGAAGCTCGAGGAGACGTTCCACGCGTGCCGCACGCGGCTGCTCGGGGTGCCCTCGCGTGTCAAGCAGGCCCTGCCTGAGCTGACGCCGGGGGCGGTGGCGAAGATCGACGAACTCATTCGCGAGGCGCTCGAGGACCTCGCTGCGGGGGCCGCGCCGTGATCGCCGTGCTGCTGTTCGTCGCGGACCAGTACCGGGAGCGGCTCCTCCGCTTGGCAGAACACGAGCTCACGAATGTCGCGCTCACGGCCATGGGCCGTAGCATCTGGGAAGCGGCTCGCGACTGGGACGCTGCGTGGCTGGGCGAATGGCGGAACCTCATGCTGCTCCTGGTGGCGCCCCCGAAGTGCGTGCACAGGGACTGGTGTTCACTCCCGTTGGGGCATGACGGGGACTGTTTGCCATGAGCGACTTCGCGAGCGTTGACGAGATCGTCACCGAGGCAATGCAGGCGTGGCGCCCTCCCCCGAAGCTCTCGCTTTCGGAGTGGGCTGACGAGCACTTCTACCTGTCCCCAGAGAGCTCCGCCGAGCCGGGCCGGTGGAGAACGATTCCCTACCAGAAGGGAATCATGGACGCCTTCACGGACCCGGCTGTCGTCCAGGTGTCCGTCATGAAGTCGGCCCGCGTGGGCTGGACGAAGATTGTCAACGCGTTGGTTGGATACTCGATCCATCAGGACCCCTGTCCGATTCTTGTTGTGCAACCAACCGTCGACGACGCAAAGGGATACTCGAAGGAAGAGATCGCGCCGATGCTCCGCGACTGCCCCGCGTTGGCGCAGATCGTGTTCGAGGACGCTGAGGAGAACGGTCCGAAGGACAGTGGCAACACGATCCTGCACAAGAAGTTCCCTGGCGGGATTCTTTCCCTCGTGGGCGCGAACAGCGGCACCGGGTTCCGCCGCGTGTCCCGCAAGCGCGTGCTGTTCGACGAGGTAGACGGTTACCCGGCGAGCGCTGGAAGCGATGGCGATCAGATCAAGCTCGGGATCAAGCGGACAGATTTCTATTGGGACAGGAAGATCGGCGCGGGCTCGACGCCGCTCATCGCTGGGGCGAGCCGGATCGAGCGCCTGTTCGAGGAGGGAGATCAGCGACGCTACTACGTGCCCTGTCCGGCTTGTGGCCACATGGCGCCGTTCGTGTTCCAGGGGGACCATGGCCACGCGATGACGTGGCCCGAAGGTGAGCCGGAGGCGGCGTTCTTCACGTGCCAGGCGAACGGCTGCGTCATCGAGCACAAGGACAAGCGCGAGATGGTGGAGCGCGGTGAGTGGCGCGCGGCGCAGCCGTTCAACGGACGCGCGTCATTCCACATCTGGGCCGCCTACTCCTACTCGCCCAATGCTTCCTGGGGCCAGCTCGCAGCCGAGTTCCTCGAGGCGAAGAAGAACCCGGAGACGCTGAAGACGTTCGTTAACACGGTGCTCGGCGAGACGTGGAAGGAGCGCGGAGAGGCGCCCGACTGGGAGCGCCTCTTCGGCCGGCGGGAGCAGTACGAGATTGGCACTGTGCCCGAGGGAGTGTTGTTCCTGACGGCCGGCGTGGACGTCCAGAAGGATCGATTCGTTTACGAAGTTACGGGCTGGGGACACGGCAAGGAATCGTGGAGTGTCGATGCTGGAGTGCTGCCCGGGGATCCGTCGAACGAAGCTGACTGGGCTGTTCTAGACGAGCTTCTGGCGCGGACGTTCCCTGCGAGGGCGGGCCAGGAGATGCCGATTAGGATGCTCGGCGTCGACTCCGGATACAACACGAACGCCGTCTACACGTGGGTTCGTCGTCATTCGATGAGCCGCGTCATCGCGACTAAGGGAGTCACGACGGCAAAGACGTTGGTTGGGTCGCCCTCCCCGGTTGACGTCACAGTCCGCGGGAAGCGGTTCGCGCGCGGTTGCAAGGTGTGGCCTGTGGGCGTGGACGTGGCGAAGTCCGAGCTCTACGGCTTCCTGAAGTTGTCACAGCCGGAGGACGGCGCGGAGCTCCCCGCGGGGTATTGCCACTTCCCCCAGTACGAGCAGGAGTTCTTCAAGCAACTGACGGCCGAGCATCTCGTCGAGAGCGTCGATCAGCGCGGCTTCAAGCGGTATGAGTGGCAGAAGATCCCCGGGCGCGAAAACCACTGGCTGGATTGCCGGGTGATCGCGCGTGCTGTTGCTGCAGTTGTGGGGTTGGACAGGATGCGGTCAGAGCGGAAGGTCACTCCACCGCCCGTTCGCCGTGAGGACCCACCTTCCGGGCCAGAGAAGAACTGGATTGCCGATATCGGTCCCAGCACACCCGCGGAACGTAAGCGCAAGCGCCAGAGCAGCGGATTCCTCCGGGGTGACAGATTCCAGATTCGTGGTAAGGGATGGTTGAGGTGATGCATGGCGACGTGGACGCAAGAAGATATCGACAAGCTCAAAGCCGCGATCGCCTCCGGCGTCCTGTCCGTCACCTACAACGGGCCGCCCGCGCGTTCCGTCACCTATCAGTCCCTCGCTGCGATGCGATCACTCCTCGCCGAAATGACGGCTGACGTGGCTCGCCAGGCAGGCGCAAAGACGACTCGGCGCGCGAAGTTCCGAAAAGGATTCGACTCGTGAAGCTCACTACTCTTGATCGCTTCACACAGGTTTTCGCCCCGCGATGGACTCTCGATCGCGTTCGGGCGCGCACCGCGATCGCTGTCCTGGCGCGACACTTCGAAGCGGCTCAGCCGGGTCGGCGTACCGCTGGCTGGGCTCGGAACCGCGGCGATGCGAACGCGGTGGGCGGAGTCGCTCTCGCCGAGCTCAGGATGCATGCCCGCGATCTCTGCCGGAACGTCGGCTGGGCTCGTAAGGCCCGGCGTGTCATCGCGACCCACACCGTCGGGTGGGGTATCGTTCCTCGTCCTCGGGGTGAGCACGCGAAGGCCGCAGCCGTCCTGTGGAAGGACTGGGCGGAGTCGCCGAGCTGCAGCATCGACGGGCGGTCGACGTTCTATGCGATGCAGTACCTTGCAATCCGAACGATCTTCGAAGCGGGAGAAGTGCTGATCCGGCGGTATGTTCGTCCTGGCGCTCCCGTGCCGCTGCGCCTTCAGGTCCTCGAGCCAGACCACCTGGACACCGCGAAGGATCTAGACCGGGGTGAGGCAGGCGGCCCGATTATCCAGGGCGTAGAGTTCGCGGCTGACGGCTCCCGCGCTGCGTACTGGCTCTTTCCGGTGCACCCGGGGAACACCCGGAGCTCGTCTCAGTCCCGGCGTGTTCCCGCGGCCGACGTGCTCCACGTCTACGATACAGAGCGCGCAGGCCAAGCACGCGGCATCAGCTGGTTGGGAGCGGCGATCGTCCCGATGAAGGACCTCGACGAGTTCGAGGACGCCGAGCTGATGAAGCAGAAGATCGCGGCGTGTTTCGCGGCGTTCGTCACAGATCTCGACGGTGCGGGGACACACACTGGCCTTGAAGACGAGGACGATGACGAGCTCGAGGTGTTTGAGCCAGGAATGATCAAATACCTCCCCCCCGGCAAGGAAGTGACGACCGCCAGCCCGCCGGCTGCCGTTGAGGCGGGGTTCACGGCTCGGCACCTGCGCAAAGCGGCTGCGGCCATGGGCGTTACGTATGAGGACCTGACGGGCGACTACAGCCAGGTCAACTTCAGCTCTGCGCGAATGGCACGGCTGGTTCACTGGGGCGACGTCTACGCGTGGCAGCACCACATGATGATTCCCCTTCTCTGCCGCGGGGTGTGGGAATGGTTCGTCGACGCCGCTGGCACCGCGGGCAATCTGCGAGGGCCCGTTGGTGCTGACTGGACTCCTCCGCCGATGCCCATGATCGAGCCTGCGCAGGAAGGCCTTGCTCTCCAGCGACTCGTTCGCACAGGCGCGATGACGCACAACGAGATGGTCCGCCAGCAGGGGGGCGATCCCGAGTCGCACTGGGACGAGTTCGAAGAGGGGCTCAAGGCGCTGGACGCGCGCGGTATCAAGCTCGACTCGGATCCTCGGGCGACGAGCGCAGCCGGCCTGACTCAGGAGCGCGTGGGGCTCGGTGGCGGGTCAGATTCCTCGGACGAAACGCCGCCGGGTTGACCAGATTCCAGATTCGTGTAGGGTGTGAATCTATGACAGTCCGTTCACAGACGCGCGATCTTCCTCCTCTTCAGGTCCGGGCTTCCTTTGAGCCGGCGACCCTGGACAGGGAGAAGCGGACGGTCGAAGTGACCTGGAGCGCAGGCGCCCGCGTGCTGCGGGGGTGGTGGGACCGCTTTTGGGAGGAACTCTCCCTTGATCCTGCTCACGTTCATCTGGACCGGCTGAACAACGGTGCACCGTTTCTCGCCGACCACAATGGCTTCAGCGTGAAGGACACCCCCGCGGTTGTTGAACGCGCGTGGCTCGCGAAGGGCGACAGCGGCGCTCAGGTTGGACGAGCTCTCGTGCGTTTCGTCCGGGCGGGGCTGGATCCAGACGCTGATCTGTTGTTCGAGAAGATCGCTGACAAGATCGTCGCCAACTGTTCAGTCGGGTACCGCGTTCACAAGATGGAGAAGATCGAGGACGCGGAGGACGGCATTCCAGTCATGCGCGCCACGTCCTGGACTCCACATGAGGTGAGCGCGGTCGCCATTGGTGCGGATGACGATGCTGGATTCCGTGCCGCGCGCAGTCGCGACGATGCGCCCAATCAAGTCGAAGTGATCACCCGCGGCGTGGAGCCGCACCAGGAGAAGCACATGCCCGAGGAAGTCAAGCAGCCCCCGGTGCCCGCGAACGCGGGGGAGACCCGGGCTGACGAGGAGAAGGTTCAGGCCGAGCTTCAGCGTGGAGTCGAAATCCGGAAGATCGCGAAGACGGCGGGGCTCGGCGACGAGTTCGCTGAGAAGCTCGTCACGGATCGAACCCCCCTCGACAAGGCCCGGACGATCGTGATCGAGGAGTGGGCGAAGCGCACTTCGCAGAATCCGACGAGCTCGCACCTGCGGATCGAGGGCGGTGAGGACCAGCGCGACAAGTTCGTTCGCGGCGCGGAGGCATGGCTCGTCCAGCGCGCCGGGAAGGGCGCCATCGTCGCGGCGGCTGCGAAGGCGGGCAAGGTGACCGTCGTCGAGAGCGATCCTGGTGAGTTCCGGGGGCTGACGCTGATCGGTCTCGCTCGCGAGGCCCTTGAGCGGGCCGGTGTCAACACTCGTCGACTGAGCGATGAGAGGATCGCGGAGCTGGCGCTGTCTCGACGCGGCGGGATCGGCGGGATGGCGACTGCGAGTGACTTCCCAGTACTCCTCGAGAATGTGACCAACAAGGTCCTGCTCGCTGCCTACGAGGTGGCCCCACATGAGTGGGACCGGTTCTGCGCGCGTGGCTCCGTTTCGAACTTCCATGAGCACAACCGGTATCGCCCGGGAGCGTTCGGCACGCTCGACGACGTGAACGACCACGGTGAGCTGAAGCGGAAGTCCATTCCGGACGGTGAGAAGCGGGCCGTGACGATCGGGACGAAGGGCAACACGATCGGCATCACGCGGAGGACGATCATCCAGGACGACATGGGGGTCTTCACGAACCTCGCCGGCGCGTTCGGCATGGCTGCCCAGAACACGATCGAGACGACGGTCTGGTCGAAGATCACCGCGAACGCTGGACTCGGAGCCGACTACGGGGACAGCAACCCGCTGTTTCACTCGAGCCGGTCGAATATCAACACCGTCGGTTCGGCGCTGAGCGTGGCTGGTCTCGACGCGGACCGCGTCATCATGAAGCGCCAGCCGGCCCCCTCAGGGACTACCAAGCTGAATCTGGCACCAGCGATCCTTGTGGTGCCCACCGAGCTCGGCGGCGAGGCGCGGGTCATCAACGAGGCGCAGTACGACAACACCACGAACAAGCTCAACGTCCCGAACAAGGCCCGGGGGTTGTTCCGCGACATCGTCGACACGGCTCAGCTCACGGGCACCCGCCGCTACCTCTTCGCCGACCCTGCGGTCGCCCCCGTGATCGAGGTGACGTTCCTCGAGGGCCAGGAGGCGCCGCAGATGGAGAGCCAGGAGGGTTTCGAGGTGCTCGGCCTGCAGTGGCGGGTCTTTCTCGACTTCGGCGTGAACCTAGTCGACTACCGCGGGTGCGTCACGAACGCGGGCGCGTGATGTGACCGGCCCGACGGGTTCGGGACCCTCCTGATCAGGACAATACGCGGGGTGGTGGCAGGCAACGCGCACCCCAGCAGCACGGCTGACGTAGTTCAGCGGCAGAGCACCCGGGGACGGTGACACGTACCGGGAGATCGCGGGTTCGATTCCCGCCGTTGGCCCTCACACGAAGTCGGAGACGCACTGTGAACAACTACATTCAGGCAGGAGAGACCCTTCCTCTGACCGTCGATCGGAACGTGTCGTCCGGGGGTGGGTTCCTCGCGGGATCCCTCTTCGGTGTCGCGACTGCAGATGTCGCGAGCGGAGACGAGGGCGAGTTCAACACGTGTGGGGTCTACACCCTCGCGAAGACGACCTCCCAGGCGTGGACCGTTGGCCAGAAGATTTACTGGGACGACACGAACCATCGCTGCGACTCGGACGGCATGGTCGGCCAGCTCATCGGCGTCGCGACCGTCGCCGCGGACAGTGCTGACACGACGGGAATCGTTCGCCTCAACGGCAGCGCCCCTTCGGCGGCGGAGGGCCCTCAGAGCGCTGTCGCCGATCTGACGGACAACTCGGGGGGTGCGACGGCTGACGGCACGATCGGGGTTGTCACTGCGCCTACGGCTCTGACGGACAGCACGGGCGGCACTGCTGATGGCACGCTCTCGGCGGTCGGGGCAACCAACGGCGGCGATGTCTCGGGCACCATCAACAACAACTTCAAGGAGCTCACGACGGCGCAGGGGCAGAACCGGACGGCGATCGTCGCACTGACGGACGCGGTCAAGGAACTGTCCACCAAGCAGAACGCCCTGCTCGCCAAGCTCCGGACCGCTGGCATCATCGCTTCGAGCTGACCGTGACCTTCGCGACGCTCCTTGCCCAGATCGATCAGGTCACGCTGGCGCAGCTGGGCGAGGACGTCGTCTACGCGCCGTCGGTCGGAGACGCAGAGATCGTCAGCGGTGTCTTCGACGAGGCGTACGTCCGCGCTGACGCGGGCAACGCAGGGGCTTCGAGCAGTGAGCCGGCGGTGTTCCTCACTCTGGCGGACCTCCCGAGCGATCCGCGCACAGACGAGGCGACCATCACGATCCGGGATGTCGCCTACGCGATCCGCGAGGCGAAGCCCGACGGGCAAGGCGGCGTCCTCGTGTTCCTTCAGGAGGCGTGACTATGGGTCACCCGCGCAAGGAGATTCGCCAAGCGGTTGCGGCTCAGATCTCGGGTGAGACCGCGGCGGAGGACCGCGTCTACACGACGCGGGAGGTACCATACAAGCGCGGCGGTGTACCCGCGATCGCCGTCTATACCCCCGAGGAAGAGGTCGACGGGGAGACGCCGACGGCCCCGAGGGAGCTTGTGCGATCCCTCCAGGTGTTCATTGAGGGTGTGTGCGTCGGCGGGGAGACGGTCGATGACACGATCGATGACCTCGCAGAGGAGATCGAAACGGCGATGCATGCCGACGAGACACTCGGCGGCAAGGCGGGGGATTCGATTCTCTCTCGAACAGAGACAGCTGTTTTTGAGGACGCGGGGAAGTCCTTCGGCCTCGTTCGCCTCGTCTATGTGGTGATGTATCAGACGTACGCGCCAGCCGAAGTCTCGACGCCTGACGACTTCCTCACCGCAGACGTCCGACACAGCCTGTCTGGCGCTCAGGCGACAGACGATCAGGCCCACGACTCAGTTCCGGTTCAGGAGTAATCCGTGCTCATCAAACCCGTCCCAGGCCGTGTTGTTCGCGACCCAGTCAGCATGCGCCCGGTTCCAGAGGGCGGACGCGAGGTTCCCGAGTCTGCGTATTGGTTGCGTAGACTCGCTGCGGGGGACGTGGTACTCACTGACCAGATTCCCGATTCCGAGGTGACGCAGTGACCATCTCTTATGACAGCATTCCTTCGGCCCTTCGGGTGCCGTTCTTCGCGGCGGAGTTCAACAACACGCGCGCCACACAGGGCGCCCAGCTCCTCGCCTATCGCGCCCTCATCGTGGGACAGAAGACAGGCGAGGGTTCCGCGTCCGCGAACACCCTCCACAAGGTAACGAGCGCTGACGCCGTGGTGGCCCTCGCGGGCCGCGGCTCTCAGCTCCATCGCATGGCGCTCGCGTGGTTCGCGAACAACAAGTTCACCGAGACGTATATTGGTGTGCTCGCCGACAACTCCTCAGGAGTCATCGCGACTGGCACCCTGACTGTCACCGGGCCGGCGACGGCCGACGGCACGATCAGCCTGTGGATCGGCGGGAACCTCGTCGAGGTGGCAGTCTCGAGCGGGGACAGCGCCAGCACGATCGCGGGGAACATCGCGTCCGAGGTCGGCAAGCACGCGAGTGGAACGATCACTCTCTCGTCCGCCGATGCCGCCGACAACGTCACGATCGGGACTACGACCTTCGTCGGCACGACTGGCGCTGTGACGCCTGGCGATGCGACATACAGCGTCGACACGGGGAACACGGCTGCGGCTGCTTCGCTCAAGGCGCAGATCAACGCCCATGCGGTGGCCTCCCAGATCGTTCGCGCCGAGGTGAACAGCGCAGTCGTCACCGTTCGCGCCGTCAGGGGTGGCACGGCCGGGAACTCGATCGTCCTGACGAGCACCGACGGAACGGACCTGGCGGTCAGTGGCTCTGGCACGCTCACCGGAGCGACAGACGACACCGATCTGCCCGTGCACGCGAGTGTGTCGAGCGGCGTCGTCACCCTCTACGCGCGGAATGCAGGGCCGCAGGGGAACGACATCGACGTGCGTCTGAACTACCAGGATGGGGAGGAGACTCCCACCGGAGTGGGTGTGAGCATCAGCGCGCTGTCCTCGGGCGCGACAGCTCCCAGCCTCACGTCCCTCATCTCGGCGCTCGGCGACACGTGGTACCACGTGATCGCTCACCCATACACGGACGCGACTTCGCTCACCTCGCTGGAGACGGAACTCGCGGATCGATTCGGCCCGATGCGCATGATCGACGGGGTGGCCATCACGTCGGCGGCTGGCTCAGTGTCGACGCTGGGAACGCTCGGCGACACCCGGAACAGTCCACATTCCGTGATCGTCTCTCAGCCTGGCGACGACCACCTCACGCCCCCCTGCGAGTTCGCCGCGGCGGTGGCTGGTGTCGTGGCGTTCTACGCGAACAGCGATCCTGCGCGTCCCCTCCAGACGCTGCCAGTCCTTGGGGTGGTGGCGCCGGCTGAGGAGGACTACTTCACGCTCGAGGAGCGCAACCTTCTTCTGTATGACGGGATCGGCACGACGAAGGTTGCCCCGGGCGGCGGTGTGGTGATCGAGCGCCTGGTGACGACGTACCAGCGGAACGCCGCCGGCTCGGCGGATACGTCCTACCTAGACGTGACGACGATGCTCACCCTCCTGTACCTGCGCTACTCGTTCCGGGCACGCATCCAGACGCGCTACCCGCGCCACAAGCTTATGAACGACGGGACCCGCGTTGGTCCAGGGCAGGCGATTATCACCCCGCTCATCGGCAAGGCGGAGGCGATCCTGTGGTTCCAGGACATGGAGACACTCGGCCTCGTCGAAGGGTTCGCTCAGTTCAAGAACGATCTCGTCGTCGAGCGCAACGAGTCCGACCCGAACCGGCTGGACTTCCTGCTGTCCCCGGACATCGTGAACCAGTTCGTCGTCGGCGCGGCGCAGATCCAGTTCCTGTTGTGATTCGAGGGCACCATGAGACGAGGCGGAATCATTCAGTTTGCGATCGGCGGTGTTCTCCGTGAGGCCGTCGGTGCGTTCACGTACAACCTGGGGAATCCTCAGCGCGAGGCCCTTGTCGGATCCAGCGGAGTCGACGGGTTCAAGGAGACACCGCAGGCAGCATTCATCGAAGGTGAGGTGAGAACGTCTCCCGACTGGAGCATCGACGAGATGACCCAAATGACGAACGAGACGATCACCCTCACCCTCGCGGAGGGCAAGGTGATCGCGCTCAGCGGCGCTTGGTACGCGGGGGAAGGCACAGGCAATAGCGAGGAGGGCACGATGGGTGTGCGCTTCGAGTCCCGTCAGAAGGGCGTTGAGGTGACGTCGTGAGCCGGGAGACCTATAGGCTGAAGACTCCCGTCGCCCTTGGTGAAGGGATGGCTCCCGTTGAGGTGCTGTCCTTCAGGACGGCGGTAGTTGCGGGGGACCTCCGCGGGATCAAACTCTCGGGCCTGCAGGACATGTCGACTGACGACCTCCTGAAGCTCGCAGGCCGACTCTGCGCCCAGCCCGACGCCGTCATGAACAAGCTCACACTCCCGGACCTCGGCGGGGTGATCGAGCTCATCGCCCCTTTTTTGGCGGGTGGGGAGGAGACTGGGAGCAAGCCCTCGCCGTCATAGCGGGGACCTTCCACTTTCCGCCGTCTGAACTCTGGGCGATGGATGCGGAGGAACTCAGGTTCTGGATGAATCAAGCCGCGTGGTGGAACAAGAATGCCCGGACTTAAGTACCCACTCAGTCTCGTCGTTCGCGTCCTCGACAGCGCAACGCGCCCTCTTCAGGCGATCAATTCCCGCCTGGCGCGGAGTGCCGCGCGGTTGTCCGCTCCCTTCCGGCGCATCGGTGACAGGCTCTCTGCGCTCTCAGCCGCCACTGGGCTGCCCAAGATCATCGCTGGATTCGGTCGCGTCGGAGACGCGGCTGGGGCTCTGGGTACGAAGGTCCTCGGGATAGGTGCACTGTTCGGCGGGATGGCCGTTGCTGGCGGTGTCGCACTCTACGGGATTCTCCGAGGCGCTCAGGAAGCCGGTGGGAGGCTCAAGAACCTTTCCACGATCACCGGACTCTCAGTCAATGCATTCGCCGAGTTGGAGTTCGCAGCAAAGAGATCTGGTGTTGAGAACGAGGCTTTCGCTGCAGGAATGCAGTCTTTCAACAAGGGGCTGTCTCAGGCAAAGCGGGGGGTCGGCCCCCTCGCCGAACTTCTGAAGAAGGTCGGCCCGGTCTACCTTCATCAGTTGAAAGCCGTGAAGTCGAATGAGGAGGGGTTTGAACTGCTGGCGAAGGCCATGGGTCAGATCAAGGACCCAGGTAAACGTGCTGAGCTCGCTGCAGCTGCGTTTGGCAAGGCTGGCGCCGGCATGGTGAATGTCCTCAAAGACGGCCCCGCTGGCGTCGAGGCGCTTCGCGCGGAGTTCCGCAAGCTTGCTGGGGATCAGAGTGGCTTCGCCGACGGTGCGAACGAGCTCGGTGACGCCCTGGACAACATGGAGCTTGCCGCGGGCGGGCTGCGAAATGTCCTCGCGGGAGCACTCTTTCCGGCGGTGACGAAGGTCGCGACGGCTGTCACCGAGTTCCTCGTGAAGAACCGCGACGGCCTGCAGAAGTGGGCGGAGAAGACGGGCGCGGCGATCGAGAAATGGGTCGACGGGGGCGGCGTTGAGCGGTTGGTGAACGGACTCCAGTCGGTGGCTCGGGATGTCAGCCGCGTTGTGGATAAGCTCGGTGGCCTCGAGGGGATCGCGAAGCTCGCCGCAGCAGCGATGGGTGTCTACCTCGCCGGCTCCACGGCTCACCTTGTCCTCGCCCTTGGGGGACTCGGCAAAGAACTGGCCCTGTTGGTGGTTCGCCTAGGTGCTCCGCTGCTCGGTGCACTCGGCCGCGCAGGGCTCGCGATTCTCTCGTTCAACTTCGGGCCGTTGCTGGCCGGCCTGGCCTCTGGCGCTAGAGCGGTGTGGGCGTTCAACGCCGCCCTGCTGGCGAATCCCATCGGGCTTGTCGTTGTGGCGATTGGATTGCTCGCCGCGGCGGCGTATCTAATTTACAAGAACTGGACACCGATCAGCGGGTTCTTCAAGGACCTCTGGCAAACGATTTCGTTCCACACCGTCGAGGCATGGAACACGATCAGCGGGGTCGTGGCTGACGTGTGGAACGGGATCGTCGATCGGGTGATGGCCGCGTGGGAGAAGATCAAGCCAGTCATTGAGGCGATCAAGACTGGGTTTCGATTTCTCGCGAGTCCGACGGAGCTCATCTCGTTCGGCGTGAACCAGGTTCAGCAGCGGTTCTTCAACGAGTCCCCTGCAGCGTCGTTCGGTGCGGCGGGCGCCGTCCCCGGACCGTTGGCTGGGCAGGGCACCGAGACTCGCGTGGTGGTGGACTTCAACGGTCTCCCCCGCGGTGCGCGTGTCACGCAGGATCGCGGCAACACGGCGCCGCTGGACCTCAACCTTGGTTACGCCATGGGGTCCACGCGATGAGTGACCAGGGGATAGCTACAGTCGCTCTCTGCGCCGAAGTGATTGTCGGTGCAACGCTCCTGGTTTTCGTGGGGGTTCGCGGAATCGTCAAGCAGATCATCCGCAAGCGGCTGGCATGGCCACGCCCGGTGCGGCGATGAGCTGGCGCGAGCGCATGGGCCCGGCGTCGTTCCGGGGGGTGCCGTTCTTCGTGGACACATCCGAGCGGACCGGAGGTCGGCGCGGCGTCACGCACGAGTATCCGTTCAGGGACGAGCCCTTCCGGGAGGACACGGGGCGCGCGACGCGTGGGTTCACGCTCGAGGGATATGTGTTGGGGGAGGAGTACCTCGCGGCGAAGGAAGCCCTGATCAATGCGCTGGAGGCTCTCGGTCCGGGAACGCTCGTTCACCCGTACTACAAGACGTTGACGGTCGCTGTTGAGGGGTTCCGCGTTCGCGAGAGCGCCAGGGATGGCGGCGTCGCCACGTTCTCGATCGAGTTCGAGCAGACGCCCGAGTCCCCTGCCCAACCGACATCTGCGCCCGACGTAACGAGCAACGTCCGGGAGGCTGCCGATTCGGCTCGGGATGCAGTGGGGGCCGAGTTCCTGGCACGGTATGAGCCAGGCCTGCGGATGGAAACGATCGCTGACATGCCCCGACGGCTGACGGTGGCGATCAACTCCGCATTGGCAGCCGTCGACCGAGAGGTGCAAGCAGCAGCTGCGATGCAACAGTCGCTTGACGAGCTCGTCGACGGGGCAACGGCCCTCGTCAACTCGCCTTCGGGGATCCTCGCGTCGCTCGTCTCACTGTTCGGCGAACTGACGGACAGGACAGCCGGGCTGGCGGCGTATGCCTTTGACCCTGGCGTGCGTCCTCCATCCACTACTTCGAACCGGCTCGTCGAGCAGGAGAACTTCGACGCGCTGAGTGTCCTCGTCCAGCGGCTTGCCGTGATTCGTGCCGTCGAAATCGCGATCGAGGAGACGTTCGAAAGTTTCGAGGCGGCGGGCGCCGCGCGTGACGAGCTGGCCGACCTGCTCGACGACCAGACTGAGACCGCGTCGGATGCGACGTATGCTGCTCTGCTTGATCTGCGGGCCGCGCTCGTGGCCGCTGTGCCTGACGAGGGCAGTGACTTGCCGCACCTCGTGCCCTACGTCCCCGCCGAGACGGTGCCCTCGCTCGTCCTCGCGTACACGCTCTATGGTGACGTCACCGCCGAATCGGACATCCTTACCCGGAATCGCGTGAAGCACCCTGCGTTCATCGTCGGGAGCCGTGCGCTCGAGGTGCTCTCCGATGCCTGACGTCGAGCTCACCGTCAACGGCCTGCGGTATGGCGGGTGGAAGTCAGCGCGCGTCACGCGGGGGATCGAGTCCGTCGCGGGCGGGTTCGAGCTGACCGTCTCTGATCGTTGGCAGGCGGGTGCGAAGCCGTGGGAGATCTACGAGGAAGACTTGTGCACGCTGAAGCTCGCGGGCGAGACGGTAATCTCAGGCTACGTTGATCGGGTTAGTCTTTCCTACGACGCGTCGAACCATGGGGTTTCCGTCGCTGGCAGGGATAAGACGGGGGCGCTCGTTGATTGCAGCGTGTTTGGCGTGGGGTGGGAATTCGCGAACACGCCGGCGCAGACGATCATTGCTCGCTTGGCGGATCCGTTCGGGATCACCGTCTCAGTTCAAGGTGGCCTCACGATCCCTGCGTTGCCGGACCGTGTAGCAGTGGACCCCGGCGAGTCGGTGTTCGACGCGATCGAGAAAATCTGCCGGAAGGTCGGCGTCCTCGCTGTGTCAGACGGAAGTGGCGGGCTGTTGCTCATGCGGCCCGGCTCGTCGCGGACTGTGACGGCTCTCGTCGAGGGGGAGAACATCCTCGCCGGCTCGGCCACGTTCGATGGGACTGGGCGTTACCGGCGCTACGTCGTGCTCGGCCAGCACTCGGGCTCAGACAACTGGTTCGGTGAGGGGACGGCGGGTGTCACCGGGGAAGCCACGGATGGCACGGTTCTGCGCGGCTCTCGGGTCCTTGTCGTCCGGCCCGAGGGGAACGTCACTGCAGCGTCAGCGAGGAGGCGGGCGGAGTGGGAGGCGACGGTGCGGGCGGCGCGCGGGGACTCCGTCAGCGTCACCGTCCAGGGGTGGACGCAAGGGAACGGAGCACTGTGGCCAGTGAATGCCCTGGTGCGCGTTCAGAGCCCTCGTCTCCGCGTGGACGGCGACATGCTGATAACGGAAGTCACTCACGAGACGGGAGATCAAGGCACTACGACTCAGCTCACCCTGAGGACTCCGGGGGCGTTTGCCCCCGAGTCGACGATCGCGGCGAGCGATCAGACGTGGAAGGAGATCCGTCATGGCGTTTGAGTGGATGGCGCGGATCGCGAACCTCGTCTCGCGTGCAATCGTCAAGCGGGTCGACGATGGGAAGAAGGTGCAGGCCCTGCAGCTCGGCTTGCTCCACGACGAGACGCGCGACAACGTGGAGCGGTTTCAGAACTACGGTTTCACGTCAGTACCACTCGCTGGAGCTGAGGCAGTCGTCCTTTTCGTCGGCGGGTACCGCGACCATGGGCTGACTGTGATGGTCGATGATCGGCGGTACCGGCTCACCGGACTCGCGGCTGGCGAGGTGGCGATCTACACGGACGAGGGGGACAGGGTGGTACTCCAGCGCGGTGGGACGATCACCGTAACGGCTTCGACGAAAGTAGTCGTCGACGCGCCGCTCGTCGAGCTCTCGGGGAACACGGAAGCGGCACTGAAGGCGACGACATATAGAGCCGCTGATTCGACATTCGACACTGCTGTCGCCGCAGCAGCGGCGGCCCTGGGGACTGCGGCCGGTACATGGGCGGGAAACCCCGTGACTGCCCCCACTTTCGCTACCGCTGTCGGCGCGTTCTGCGCGGCGTTGGCTGGCGCAGCGAACACGAAGGAAGCGGGAGCCGCGGGCTTCCTCTCCACCAAGGTGAAACTCTCATGAGTGACCTGGCCTTGCGGTGGAACAGCGCGACTGGGACGGCGGACCTCGCGATCGAGGACGATGACTTCGCCGCGGACGAGTCGCTCGAAACTGCCGTCATGCTCTCACTGTGGACAGGCTCGGCGGGCGGGTGGTGGGGCGACGTTGTGTCCGACACGGCTGGGGACAAGTTCGGGTCCAAGCTCTATCTCCTGGCTCGGGAGAAGGACACAGCGCGCGTCCTGGATCTCGCGAAGGCCTACGTCGAGGAAGCTCTTGCCTGGATGATCGAGGACCTCGTTGCTTCGTCCGTCGCCTGCGTTGCGGAGAGTCAGCCGTATGGCGCGGGGCAGTCGGTCCTTGCCTTGAGCATCACGATCACCCGGCCGAGCGTCGCGCCCGTCACCTACCGCTACGCCTACAACTGGGAAGCACAGGAGCTCCGTCATGCCGTTTGAACGCCCTACCCTGCCAGAGCTCATCACCCGGATCGCTGCGGACTTCAAGTCTCGGCTCGACTTCGCGTCCAGTGCTCTGCGCCGTTCACTTCGGTACGTGCTGACGCGCGTGATCGCGGGTGCGGTGCACATGCTTCATGGGCATCTTGAGTATCTCGGACGCCAGATCTTCGCGGACATCTCGGACGATGAGTACCTTGTTCGCCAGGCATCGCTCTACGGGCTGTCGAAGTCCGCTGCGACGTACGCGGAGGGATCTGTCCTGGTGACAGGTGACGAGGGAACGCCGGTCCTTGAGGGGACGATCCTGCGGCGCGCTGACGGAGCGGAGTTCACCGTCACGAACGATTTCGAGATCGACGTTGGTGACGAAGTAGAAGTCACCGTCAGGGCGGTGCTCGCGGGTGACGATGCGAACACCGACGAGGACACCGTGTTGACGTTCGAGTCCCCCGTCTCTGGGGCGGATGCGGAAGTCACAGTGACAGAGGGCGGGCTGACGGGCGGAGCGGATGAGGAGACTACGGAGGCTCTGAGAACGCGCCTGCTCCAGCATCTTCAGAACCCTCCCGAGGGTGGCGCGGAGGAGGACTATCGGACGTGGGCGCTCGATGTAGCCGGCGTCACGCGCGTCTGGGTGGACCCGCGCGCCGATGGAGCTGGAACGGTGACGGTGCGGTTCATGCGGGACAGCGACTCAGGGAGCGCGTTTCCGTCTGCGGGTGAGGTGACGGAGGTTCAGGACTACATCGACACGAAGCGTCCCGTGACGGCGGACGTCACAGTGCTGGCCCCCACGGCGAAGACGTGGAACTTCACGCTGCAGATCATCCCTGACACAGCGGACACCCGAGCAGCTGTGCAGGCCGAGCTGGCGGACCTCTTTCTCAGGGAAGGCGAGCCCGGCGAGACGCTGTATTTGTCCGCCGTGCGGACCGCGATCGGGAGCGCGGAGGGAATCACGGACTTTACGCTGACGATTCCGAGCTCGAACCTCACCCACGCCGGGGGAGAACTTCCTACGGTCGGCTCGTTCACCTGGACCTAATCATGGACGCGAACGCATACGCGAGAATGCTGAAGAGGCTGATGCCCCAGGGGGTGTTGTGGGACTTCAGCCCCGAGAGTGTGATCTCCACGGCGTTCCTCGCCTGTGGCGATGAGTTCGCTCGCGTCGAGGCGCGCGGCGCTGACTTGATCGAGGAGACGGACCCCCGGACGGCAACCGAGACGCTTGAGGACTGGGAACGGATGCTCGGCCTCCCTGATGAGGACGTCGTCGAGTTCCCCGCTACGGACGCGGGCAGGCGCCTGGCGATCGTGGCGAAGTTCATCCGGCGAGGTGGGCAGACTCCGGCGTATTACCTGAGGCTCGCGGCTGCCTGTGGCTACGACAGTGATCAGAACTACGTCACCGAGGGGTACGCGGCGACGGTCGCCCGGGTGAACCGGACACGGTGTCAGGAGCCGATTCGGAACGCGCCCTGGGCGCACGTCTGGGAGATGACGATCGAGGTGCCAGGTTTGGGGACGTTCCTCACTCAGGACGAGTTGGAGGCGATCATCAGACGGGCCGCTCCGGCACACACCGTCGTGGTTTTTAATTACCTGTGAAAGACGAAGGGCCCCGCCGCGAGACGGAGCCCTGGGTAGCCGGCGCTGAGACTGGACTAAGCCGTGTAGAAGACCTTGCGCTTGTCCTTGGGGTCCGGCTTCGTCTTCACCTTGCCAACGTTCTTCAGGTGCATAAGGCGGACACGGATGGTGGACGGGTGCAGATCCTTCCCGGCTGCGGCGTGAACCTGCTCGAACGACATCCCCTCCTTGCCGGCGTTCTTGATCAACTGAATCGTCTCCTTCTCCTTACCGGTGAGCTTCACTTCGGGCATGGGTATCTCCTGGGTTGGTGGTGCATCCGTTGAGTACCAGATTCCTGATACCCTTGTCAACGAATCTGGAATCTGTCAAGGTGTGCGGACACCCGTAGTTGAATGGAGTCGCTATGCCGGAGTTCAAGCAGCCGATAAGAGCCGCCCGCGCTGGGATCATGCGCGTTGGGGACCCGATCTACGGCCCTGAGTGGGAGGAGTGGGATCGCAAGCAGCGGGAGCAGGCTACGGCGGAGGGCATGCCCGAGCAGTGCGACGGCACCACTACTGAGCAGGTGAAGGAGGACGGCAATGCACAGGATTGATAGCGCAGGGCACGTCGGGAACCTCTTTGGTCCCGGAACACCAGGTGTGACCGAGGCAACTGAGATCGACTATGCCTGGATGAACGCGATCCAAGAGGAGCTAGTCCACGTCATCCTCACTCAGGCAGGGATCTCCCTGGTGAAGGGAACGAACACTCAACTCTGGGCGGCCCTGATCGCGAAGTTCGGGCGCCTGGCGTCGACGAACACGTGGTCGGCTGTGAATACGTTCAGTGGCGGTGTTACTCAGACGAGCGCGATCACGACGTCGTCGCTCTCTTCGGGTGCTGTGCAGTTGATCGGTGTGTATCCCGTGTTCAATGGCTCCGCGAAGATGATGCGGCTCTACACTACTGAGGAAGCTCACGCGCACGGCCACTCGCTCACGCTGACTTGGAATGCTTCGTGGAACGGAACGGCGTGGGTGGCGGATGTGAATGGTACTGCTACGGCAATCAGCATCACGCCTGAGTCAGTGGCCTTCCGCATGATCACGTCAGCGACCACCTCGCCCGGAGACGCGACCTTCGGATCTCCCCGTGGCCTCCTGACGTCTGATGGTGTGCGGTCTCAGGCGTACATTTCGACTGCGTCGAGTCCCCACAACAGCGTGACGGCGTTCTCTGGCAGGGTACTGATCAAGGCTGGAACGTCGAGCACCACCATCAATAACGCCGCGTTCACTACGAACTGTGTCCCGAAGGTGACGATGATCGCAGGCGCTGTGCTCGATGCCACGCTCACAACGGTGTGGTGTGACATCCTCTCCGGGACGCTCAACATCTACGGGAACGCAAACGCAACGTCAGATGTGAAAGTCGCGTTTGACGTCATGCTCCCCGGGGCCTGAGTCACGGATCGCAACGGAGGAACTGCAAGAAAGTCACATTCCACACGTGGCTTCGGCAGTCCCTCCAGTTGTCTTGGTCTGTCATTGTGCCAGAGGCAACGTTGTAGTAGCAGGTCCCGAACTTCTGTTCACTGCTGGAGAAAGACAGAGTGAACAACCGGTCCTCACGGGGGTTCGGTTCCGGAGTGAAGTGACCGCCAGAACCGGTGTACTGGCAGGCGACCTTGTAGGCGGATTGTTCAGTGCTAGTAACAGTGCATCCGTTCGCGATCGGGAAAACGAAGTCTGGAAGGACATAGCGGGCGTCAGGCTGGGCACATCCAAACGACCCGGCCGGGTTGTCCATAGTCTGTGTGACGAGTACCGCGTGGCCAGACCAAGTCCCAGCCGGAGGGTTGTAGGGGGCGACCACTTCGCCGCCGATTTCGGGGCAGTCCTCGGTCTCGTCGCACTCACCTCCAGAGTCTGCGGTCGAACACCCCACCAACGCCAACGCCAGGACGGCAATCCATCGCGTCATATCGGACTCCTTTAGAGGGAAGACTTCGTTAGGGCCTCGACGCGGGCCCTCAGCGCCGCCAGCTCGGCGTCGTGGCCCGCCATCCGCTCCAACTCTACCAGCTCGGAGCGTGCACCAGCCGCGTCTCCAACGCGCAACGCGACGTCAAGTCGTGCACGGTGGTACTCCCAACCGTCTTCAACGAGAACACCGCGCTCGGTGCAGGCGAGGCAGAGTGCGAGAACGAACACTCGGATCACATCAGCCTCGAGAGCGTGCCGATCTGCTCGGCGAGGATTCCAGCCGTCACTGTGTCACCCGCGGACTGGGCCGTCGCCAGCTGCGCGGTGAGCCCGGCGACGATGCGCTTCACGAGCTCGGGTGACTCAACGGCTACTGATGCAACGGCGAACGCGATGCGCCCCGTCTCAGACTGGGAGACGTTGAGCGTAACTCTGAGTCCCTCTAGGTGCTGCAGGCTCACGATGGTGTGGGGGAAACGGCACTCCTCCATCCGTGAGCCCCTCGGGGCGCGGCGTTTGGCGAGCGGAGTGTTCGCGCGGTTGAATCTGGGAGACATCAGAACGGTCCCCGCGACACGTCAGCGCCGCATGCCGGGGGTTCGCCCCTCGGTCCTCGTAGGTGAACGTGGAGGCACCCCGGGCACCAGAACTTGCCACAACTGCATCGGCTCGTCGTGAGCGTGTGGCACAGGCAGTATCCCGGTTCGTCACGTTCGAGCGTGAGTTCGTCTTCACGCGGCTTCGGGTGGGCGTCGAACCACGTCAGGAACCTCGTAACGTGATCAGCGGGGGACGTGGCCATAGCTCGATTCTCGCTCGTCCTACACCAGGACGCAAAGTCCGTCACCAGGTGTTAATACGCACTCTATCTCCCGTCGTCAACACATTTCCGATTCCACTTCGCTCTCCCGCTCGGGTTGACCCGATTCCAGATTCATGTACGGTGAGAGCCTCTAGCACCGAGGTTCCCATGTCCGATGTGGACGTTCGACGTACAACGGAGACGGGCCCCACGCCCACCCTTCGTCCCTTCAAGGAGCTGGCGCCCCTGGCTCCTCCCGCCGTTCACTCCCCCTCCCCGCTCGTGCCCGCCTGGCTCGCGTCTATCCTCGGGGGGCTGGCTGCTGTCGGCGGGTTCGCCGCGGGGCTGCTGAGTTCCCCCGCGTCCTGGGTCGTGGCGTCCCTGGCCGTGCTGCTGGCCCTGGTGGCTGGCGTGACGGGGTTCCAGGTTCCCGACTTCACCGTCGGGCGGCCCGTCGTGAAGGGCGCCTGGATTGGTCCGCTCACGACGTTTGCCGGGCTGCTCGTCAACCACGCCTCCACCCTGCCCGAGGGGTACCTGAAGGGTCTGCTCCTCATGCTCGCGATCGTCTGCGCGGGCGCGGCCGGCGTCCCCCTCCCGAGGCCCTCGCGATGAGCCCCGCTCGGCAGTACGCATTGGGAGCCGCCGTCAGCTTGTTCCTCCTGGCGTGCTCGGCGCACGCGGGCACCGACGTGTACCACTCGCATACGTTCAGCTCGCTCGGCGATTCGGCGTGCCCCACGGGATCCCCTGGCAATGCCCCTGACGGCGGGAAGTGGGGCATCAGCCTTGCTGGGCTGCGCGGCTGGACTGTCGTCATCTGCCCAGTGACTGATGGTGCCTACTTCACGGGGAGCGGCACGCTCAACGTCTGTACGTTCTCCGCTGAGCCATGGGGGCCGGGGCAGTGGGCGCTCTCCCCCAGGTTCGCCTGGACGATGACATCCGACGACGTGTCCACCGAAGAGAACCCCTGTCTCTCATTCGAGCACACCGAGACGCACGTCGATCTCTCTGACCGCGTCTTCGTCTACCCGTCGGGTGATTTTGGGATCAGCTCGGGGGGCATGGTGGTGAAGCTATACGGGGCGAAGCGATGAACCGGTATCTGTGGATTCTCGGCTACGTTCTCGTGTGCACGCCGTTCCATGCGAACGCCCAAGGCTACCGCCCCGATCTCATGTGCACGCCGACGGCGGAGAACGCGCGAGAGCTGAACCTCGGCCGGCGGCTCTCACTTCGGTCCCTCGTGCTCACGGAGGTCAGTCCCAACGCGCCCGCATTCGCGATGATGGGTGGCAGGTTGTTGCTTTCGCATAGGAACAACAACAACGCATACCTCACCTACAACATCAGCACGGGGAATATCGACTTCGGTCAGGCCATCAGGAACCAACCTGGCGCTCCTCTCTACACCGACTATCTCGGAACAGCTCAAGGCGACCGGCCTATACTCGTTTCGGAGACGCGCGGGATCGGTCACGTCTGCGCAGCCGCCCTCGTTGGCACCTGCGGAGTGGGGACGATCGTCCAGGGCGCGACACAGTGCCTCCAGGCGACGGCCTCGTCGAGGACCCGTTACTGCACCTGCACATCCGACGGGGCAGGCACACCCGTGTACGCGTGGGCGCTCGACTGGGGCGCCGGAGCGGTCGGCACCGCAACCACCTGCCCAGAGGTAACGCCATGATTCGGCTCGTCGCTCTCGTTCTGCTCTCGGCCACCGCTGCAACGGCTACCCCCCGGGCCGACGTCTCTGCTGGCACATCGCTCACCTACGGCTACTCCCACGTCAGCTCGCCCTACTCCGCCGAGCTCGAGGATTTGCTCCACACGCCCGTGGACAACTTCGGGGTGGGTGGTGACAGGCTCGCCACGATCATTTCGCGGTGGCAAACGTACGCGAAACCCTACCCATACCGGCGTTGCATCTTCGAAGGTGGTACGAACGATCTCTTCTTCGACTCCGCGAACGGGACCACGCTGTGGGGCACGTTCAAGGACTGGATCGAGGAAGCGCAAACACCCACCGCTACCCGCCCCGGGTGCCAAGTGGCGATCATCCTCGTCCCGCCCCGGTGGGGTTCGGCCGGCTGGACAAGCGACATGGAGACCCAGCGGCTGGCGTTCAACAGCGCGGCCCGAACGTACGTCATTGCTCACCCATCGGTGTTGATGTTCGACTCTGATGTCGAGCTCGGAACGGGTTCTCCTGTCGCGCTCGACAACGACTGCGACCATGGCGACGACTTGCACTGGAGCCAGTCTTGTCATGAGCGAGTGGCGGCTGGCCTGAGGAACCTCTTCCGAACAGGTGCCCCGTGAGCGAATCCCAAGCCCAGCGATTTGTTGCCGCAGCGCTCAAGCAGGACGGCAAGCCCTATATCTTCGGGGCCGAGACAGACCTGCGAGATCCCAGCCCGACAGCGTTCGACTGCTCCGAGCTCGTGCAGTGGGCCGCCAAGCAGGCTGGCGTGGTGATCCCTGATGGGAGCGCAGCCCAGCTGCTCCTCTGTCAAACCCTCCGGACGACGATCGCCGTGGGGCAGGCGAAACTCGTTCGTGGGGCGCTCCTGTTCCGGCCGGGGCACGTGGCGATCTCGCTGGGGGATGGCCGAACGATCGAGGCGCGCGGCGCCGCGTACGGCGTGGGGACGTTCGATGAGAGGGACACCTGGACGGCGGGCGCCCTCGTTCCAAGCATGGGGTACTGAATGCTCGTGCCGCTCGTCCAGCCGACGCGCCAAACGTGCGGTCAGACGTGCGTCGCGATGCTTGCGGGCGTCACGGTGGAGGAAGCGATTTTTGCAGTTGGGCACCAGAGTCCGACGACAGCGGACGACCTCAGACGGGGATTGGAGTTCTACGGCATTCGCTCCAAGCTCCCTGCGCGGCACGGCATCGTCTGGCTCGAGGCCCCCAGCCTTCGGACGGGACATTGGATTGTCCGGTACGGTGGTTGCTACATCGACCCCGACGACGGCAAGGTGTACCTCCGGCGTGAGTATGAGCGCTGGGCCATCAACGACGGCCGACGCCTGACGCTTCAACTCGGTGTCGAATGAGAGTGTGTCGCCGCTGCAACATCCCCAAGGGAGCCGAGTCGTTCGAGAAACTCCCCCGCGGCGCTCTGCGCGGCGTCTGTTACCGATGCCGGAATGGGAAGCCACCGATCGACAACGCTCCACCAGTCCGCCACAGCCGGCCACTTCGGGGGCGGCGGTTCCTGATTACCGCTGCGCAGAACGCTACGCCCGTGCACGCGGGGTTCTGGGCGACGCTCGAGCGGGCCGCCTCTTACCTCGGGGCCGAGCTCGTTGTCATCCCCCTCCGGTACCGGAACCCCACGTCCCAGTGGACCGAGGCCCAGAGTTCGGACGATTGGTGGGCGCCTGAGGTGCTGCCGTTCCTGTTCAACGTCCGGGTGCGGCTGAACAGGAACCTGGTCCTCGCGGCGGATGTGAAGACGCAGCCGACTGCCCGCTCGCCGCTCATGGGGTTCGAGTCGCTGACGGGCGCAGAGTCCTGCATCCTGGGGCACACCAAGATGCAGCTGCGCAGCGTCCCCGTCCCGACGGGGAGGATGCCCAAGCTCCTCTCCACGACGGGCGCTTGCACGGTGCCGAACTTCACCGACACGAAGGCGGGAAGCATCGGCGCGTTCCACCACTTCCTCGGGGCGCTGCTCGTCGAGCTGGACGGCCCGACGTTCCACCTCCGCCAGGTGAACGCGGACCGGAAGACTGGGGCGTTCATCGACCTCGCCAAAGAATACTCGGTCTCCGGCGTTCGTCCTGCCCCGCCGGCTCTCGGACTGGTGATGGGCGACACGCACGCCCGATTCGCCAGCCCCGAGGTGGACAGGGCAACGTTCGGCCCCGGCGGGATTGTTGAAGCCCTGCAGCCCAAGACTCTCGTCTTCCATGACGTCTTCGACGGGTACTCAGCGAACCCCCACCACGTGGGGAACCCCTTCGTGTCCGCGGCAAAGGCCCGCGGCGAGCTCGGAGGAGTGCGCGACGAAGTGGAACACACCGTGGAGTTCATTCGTTCGAGGAGCCGCGGGCGACGGGCAGTGCTCGTCGATTCGAACCACGGTGACTTCCTCGCCCGGTGGGTATTGCGCGCCGACTGGAAGCATCTGGATCCTGGAAACGCGGAGTTCTATCTCGACACCGCCAGGGCGATGCTCTCCAGCTCGAGGATGACCCCCCGAGGAACGGAGTATTCGGACCCGTGGGCGTTCTGGGTCGAGCGGATGCGCGGAGACGCTGACATTCGCTGCCTGGGCCCAGACGAGTCTTTCAAACTCGCGGACATCGAATGCGGCATGCACGGCCACCGAGGGCCGAACGGTGCGCGTGGCACGCTCCGGAACCTCAGCCGACTGGGCTCGCGGGTGATCTCCGGGCATGGCCACGAGCCGGGAATCGAAGACGGACACTACCGGGTGGGCACCTCGACGCCGCTGCGCCTGGAGTACACCCACGGTCCAGGCAGCTGGCTGAACACCCACTGCGCCGTGTACGCGAACGGCAAGCGGTGCCTGCTCACGATCATCGACGGGGAGTGGAGGGCTTCCTAGGGGCTCCGTCCTGGCAGCCCCGATTCCGATCTCGCGTGATCTGGGATCTGTCTACAGGGTGAAGATGATCGGAGTTCCGTCGTCGCGGCGTCCGAAAACGATTTGGCGTCCTCCGGAAACGAACCATGACTGTGATGGGAGATTGCTGATCTCATCCTCGGAAAGGATCCGCGCCCGTCGTTTCGGCGAACGGATGAGAGAGGTGATCTTTTTGTCCAGCGTCTCTGAGCCTGTCTCGACCGCAGGTGGGCGATTGGCGACAACAGTCAGAATGTCCTTGGTCATCGGCGGCTCCGGTGTGCAGCGGGTTATGGGTAGATAGTATGCGTTCTATTTCCGATGTCAATAGTACGCGTACTATTTCCCCTGTCCTGCGGCGGCGATATCTGACTCCGGGTCACATAGAGTCGCTGTCCCAGTCCGATCGAAGCGCACGGTGGGCAAGCCGTCCTCCAGGTGCTCGACTGTCCCTTCGTCCCCCGCCATTGCGTGCACATGCACACCCCCAGTGGTGAACCCCGATTCCTCTAGCGTCCGTACAGCCACCACTCGATCGTTAACTCTCATCTGTACTGGCTCCTTCCCACTCCGGCGTTAACTTCTATTGCCTACGTAACAAGTAGGGCGATTCCCGATTTTGGAGTTGACCTCTGTGGAATCGGGAAGGTAGAACTAATCGTCAATAGGAAATTGAGGGCCGGACATGGCGACGAAAGACGAACTCCTGGCGGAGCTGCGCGGAACGGTGTCCCGCGAAGAACTTGCGAAGTTGGTCAAGGAGATGAAGGCCGCAGCGGCGAAGACTCCGCCCGACTGGAAGAAGATGGAGCGGACCTGTCCGAAGTGCGGCAAGAAGGGAACGATCGACCCGGACTTCGGTGTGCGTGTTGTTCGCGGCGTCGAACGTCACCAATCGTGGTGCAAGGAGTGCCGGGCGAACACGGACTACACCAAGAAACCGCGCGTGTATAAGCAGCGGTAGCAGTGACGTTGCATTGGAAGACCCCCCGGGCAGCCGCAGAGAGCGGCCGAGCGCGAGACAGTTTGTACCACTTATCGTGAACAAAATGCAACTGGCCGAACGGTCAGTGCCCTAAAGTTCTCCTGCCCAATTTCTGGGCAAGGTCCGTCTTGAAGTGCCAGATTCTGAAACAATTTGGGTCAGAATCTGGAGTCGCCCGCCCGGAGACGTCCCGTGATACACGAATCTGCGCACGTTTCGGGACGTTTCGGGCGGACCCGGCTTACAGAGCCGCTCCGGTTTTTCTTTAGTAGTTTCGCAGAGTTACAAGGCTGAAAACGAGGCGTCTGGGCAATCTCGGCCCAATTTCCTAGATGACTCACGGTCAGCTATTCCGCGCCCTGAGCGCCGCTTCGACCTTGACAACGTCCTCGGGAACATCCACGGCGATCGAGTTCCAAGACACGGGAGCGCACCGAATCCGGACGCCGTGCTCCAGCGCCCTGAGCTGCTCGAGGGACTCTGCGAGCTCGAGCGGAGTCGGCGGGAGCGCGGCAAGCCTGGCGAGCGTGACAGCCCGGTACCCATAGAGACCGACGTGTGCCCAGCGCTGAGCTGGGGCGGATCGTTCAAACGGGATCGGGGAGCGGCTGAAGTAGAGGGCGTCCCCGTTGAGCGCGAGAACGGCCTTAACGACGTTCGGGTTGTCGGCCTCGTCAGAAAGTAGTGGCCGAACCAGCGTCGCCAGCTCCACTGCGGGATCGCGGAAGGTGTCGACGAGAGTCTCAAGAGCCCGGGGATCGAGCAGTGGTTCATCACCTTGGACGTTCACCCACACGTCAACGTCTGGGTGGGCGCGAGCCACCTCCGCGACGCGGTCCGTGCCAGTGGCGTGGGTGGAACTGGTGAGGACAGCTCGTCCTCCGAACCGCCCCACCGCCTGGCGGATCCGCTCGTCGTCGGTGGCAACGAGGACGTCAGCGAACGCGAGCGACTCCTGGCAGGCCCGCCACACGTGCTCCACCATGGGCCTGCCGGCGATCAAGGCGAGTGGCTTCCCAGGGAAGCGGGTGCTAGCGAAGCGGGCGGGGATGACGGCGACGGTGCGCATCGCCGCTGAGTACCACGATCAGCGAGACGGTGGACGACTGCACAAATCCACTGGCAGGCCCGCCTTGATAAGTCGTTGGAGCATGTCGGCGCTGCCTCGCGTCCAGCCGACCATGAACCCCAGCCCGCACGTGGGACGATGGATCTCAAGCATCCGCTGGTTCCGAATCGGCCCAGCTCCCCTGCCCTGGCTCCAGTCCGCTGGCTCCGCGATGACGGTGAACCCGAGCTCGGTAGCGACGTCTCCGCCGATGGTGTCCGCGCCATGGGCCGCACCGTGAATGACCGTGGTGCCTGACGGAAACCGTTCGAGTCGCCGCCGGATGAGGTCGACGTCCGTCCAGTCGCGGGAACCGAAGACGAGGACACGATGCATGGTGGTCAGCGGTCGATCGTACTCGGAGAGCGATGAGGTGCCGCCACGGGGACGATGCACTGGCCGTCGTGCTCGTATCCGTCCAGGCAGGGCGGCTTCTGCTTGAGCAGTAGGAAGCAGCCTCCGTTCACCACAACGTGGGATTGCTCGCAAGGAACGCGACGCTGACCCTCCAGGGGTTTTTCAGGGACCCTCCCGCTATAATGCAAACTCGGGAAGCTTTGCTGAACATCAACAGCGAACGCGGGCACCGCTGCTTCACTTGTCGTCTGCGGAGCGAAAGAACTCGTCTCCTCAACACCCGGCGTCCACACCGCCAGAAGGGCGATCGCAGCGGCTGCAGCAGCGAACCCGTAGACGTGAGACGTGCGACTCGTACGGCGGGACGGGAGGGGCATGGGGGCAGGCTCCTGAACAGGAGGCGCGACAGCGAGCGCCAGGAGCGACTCTACCTCAACCCCCAGGTAGACGGTGGTCGCCGTTGACATCCCCCGGAAGCGGACCGTAAGCGCAACAACACCGTCGTCCTGGGGATGGGAGTGGAGCACCTCCGCAACGTCGCCCGCGCGGGCGTGCACGACGCCGTCGTCGATGATCGTGTCGGTGGCTCGGACGTGGGAGCTCACGGGGACACCCAAGGATCGATATCATGGGCCGTCGTGGTCTGTGGTTCGCCCATCATTCCGGCCGTGATCGTGAATCGGTGGACGACCTTCGGGTGCCGATCACAGTTACCGTCTCCGTCGGTGTCCCGCTCGCAGCACGGCGTCGCCTCCTGCGGCGCGTCGCCTTCCAGGACCCAGCGAGCGAATCCATCATCCAAACCGTGATCGTCAACGTACGCGCGCAGAGCCTCGGTGTCGGCCAGATTCTTTCGAATGGCGGCAAGGCGGGACTCGGCGGAGTCAGCGCGCCGCGCCTGCTCGCGGCTCTCCGTCTTCTGCGCCTCAAAGGAGCGAGTCCGCTCCGTCAGCGCCAAGCGCAGGTCGTCATTGCGCGCCTTCAGCCTCTCCACCTCGGACCGAGCGGCGTCATGCTTCGCTTGGTCGTGTGCCGCCGCTTCCTCGAACTCCGCCACCCTGGCCCGGAGCGACTCAGGATTCTGGGCGTCAGCGACGAGGCGCTCAACCGCGGCCCCTACTCGTGGTGGCGCAGCAACTGCCAAGCCACCACGAACCGTCTTAGCGTCCTCCGCCACCTGCCCCGAGGGCTTGAGGCGGGCGAGTTCTTTCTTGAGCCCGTCGATCTCAACCCAAGACCTGTGGATCTCAAGCACCGCGTCAACGCTGTCCTTGCGTTCCCACACGTTCTTGTTGTTCAAGTCAGCATAGCGCTGCTCTGTCATCCGGTGCTCGCTCATCTCGTCCCCTCTTTCTTCATCTCAATCACCTCTCCAGCAGGCGACTCCAGAGACACTGGGATCGCTGCCAGGTCCTTCTCAGTGAATAGCTCGGGCTTCAGGTGCGCGTATCGCTCAGTCACGACGACGCTGTAGTGCCCGAGGATCTCTTTCAGCTTCTCTATCGAGTTCCCGTTCATCACCCACTGAGACGCGAAGGTGTGTCGGGTGGCTTGGTACCAGCCGAGTCCTGGACGATCCAGGCGCAGCCGGACCAGCGTCTCGCGGAGGTAGTTCCCCGGGGTGGAATGCCAGATGAACGTTCCGTCCTTGCGCATCGGGGGGATGACGAGCGCGTCACCCTCCCCTCCCTGACTGAGCTTCCAGGCCTTCAGGATCGGCAGAAGCGCGTCGAGAACAGGGACGATGCGGGACTCCTTGTCCTTGAGGATCCGCGTCTCGTTCCCCTTCCGTGCGCGCTGCTCCCTCACGTGGATCCGCCGGGCCTGAAGGTCCACGCTCCGCCACTTCAGACCGAACACCTCGCCCGTTCGGAGCCCGGCGAGAGCGCCGATCGCGTAAGCCACGTTGAGCGGTTCGGGGAGATCGAAGTAAATCCGGCGGACATCGGCGAGGCGCTCAATGAACGGTGTCGTCCTGGGATCGTAGGACGGCTTCAGGAGCCTGGAGATCCGCTTGGGGAGTCCCCGCGCAGGGTTCTTCGTAGCCAGCCCGTCTTCGATCAGTTCCTCGTAGAGCGACGAGAGAAGCGCCACGTGGATTCTCACCGTCCCGCTTGAGAGCCCGGTCGCCAGCTGCTCGTCGACGAACCGGCGAATCGTTCCCGTATCGACATCTCCTGGGCGAAGCGCTCCGAATGTTGGCGCGAGGTGGTTCTTCCACTGGCCAACGTTGATGTCCGCTGCAGCGTGGGTCCTCTTCCGCCGCTCAAGGAACCCTACGGCGTGCTCGCCGAGGGTCCCCGATTCTTTAGTCGTGATCTGGAGTCCGAACTCGGACGCTGCCCCATCGGCTTGGAGCTTCGCAAGGACTCGCTCCGCGAGCTCGCGGGTGGCCAGTCCACCTCTATACCGGCGCTGTCCGTTCATTCGGACACGTACGGCCCACGTGCCCCCCGCGGTGGACGGAGGGACGACCTCCCCGGAGCCGTACTGCCTCTTTCGCGGGCGCCTTGCCATAGGTTCTGATTCTACTTGTGATCGGGAATCTGTTGCAATCCGTCCGCTATGCGCGCGACTTC